CAATTTCAAGTACCTTTTGAGTTGCAGTTGCAGCGACCTGGTTCTTATCGTACAATTCTTTGTTGAACATCATCAGGAAAACATTTGCACGAAGTTCATTAATGTACTCTTTTTGAAAGGTCAAAAGTTCAATCGGAGGTGACTTGTAAATGAGTAAGTTTTCAAGTTGTACCATTTCTTGCGGGTCGCGCGGCATATCCAGAGTAACAACGTCCATTGTCGAATTATGAAAAGGTTCTTTACCTGAACCATTACAAACCGGACATTGATTGCCGTCAGGCATTTTACCCTTATTACAGTTCTTACACGGCATAACATAAGCAAACCTTTGAGGGAAGGCACACATGGCAGCCGTCAGATCCATTTCGCTGTCAATCTTAAGCGTTTTGTTCAGATAGGGAATAATATCATGAAACGTTGAAACAAACGTGCGCCCTTGTGTCTCAGCATCGCGCTTGTAACCAAATCTTCGTGCAGGAACTTTATCATTCTTTGGATCAAAGTAGTTAATCTTATAATTTTTTGCGTTAATCTGAAGCACTTTAATATCCTCAGTTATTAAATTCGCATCAGTCGTGAAGGGCAAGTTATCAATACCCGTATTCGAGAACTCAGTGAAAGTGATTGTATCCTGCCCTAAATAGATCGTGTACTTAACCCCGTCAACTTCATTCTTATCGGTTTCGACAAGTTTATATTTTATCGGAAGTTTTACGACTAAGTATTCGAGTACGTTATTATTTATCTCAAACATTATACACTGCTCCGATGTAGCGATAAATGGATACGGTTTTGCCTTTTCTTTAACGGGATCGAAAGGATCAAACTCGGTAATCAGAAAAGCATTCGGGTCAATGTAGTTGTAATCAACAAACGCATATTCTAAGAACTTTTCAAGTGAAGCGTCGCCCCAGTAATTTTGTAGAAACACCTCAAACTCTGTCTTTTTTTGTTCGCTGTCTTTTACTTCCCATTTAATTACCCGTTTCTTTGCCTTTGTTCGCACTGTCTTTTGAAACGGCAGCTTTGTTGATGAGAGTGTCGGAGGGATAACAGAGTTTGTTATCTTTTTACGCATCTCATATTCCTCTTCTGTTTCGCGCTTTGTAATTCGCCTCAGAAGTTCTGAGATATCGTCACCTGATACCATCTTGTAATACGTCTTTGCAAGTTCACATACTCGCGCATAGTCCTGATGAGTTATGTCATCCTTAACAATCCGAGCGAGTTCGATTAATCCGTCTTCTTTAGTCATGGCTTAATAATAAATATGTTTTTGTGGTCGTGTTGTTAATAATATTAAGTTATATAATAGTTTTTAAAGGCTTCTGTTAATAAATAATCAAATCCGTCGGATAAATGGCCATATTTCTGATATTTGTCACCTGTTTCCTTATCAGTTACAATATGTTTATCTTTCGTTCCGTCAACTGCCTGCTTACAATACATCAGGTCAGCGATCATTTTTCTACATCCTTCGTCAATCAATATTCTAATCGGTAACTTATCCTCAAATATCTTATTTATAAAGTCCCTGCGCTTTAAAACCAAAGGGTTTTTTATTGCAGTTCTGTCACTGCCTGAAACAAGATATTTCCTGAGTTTAAATTCAACAACTTCGTAATGATGCTTAAACTCTTTATTCATCGTAGAACGTGAACGCCCTGAAGCATCACCGTAATAGTAAAGTCCGGCTTTGTGATTAGGGTAACGTAACATGAACTCCTCGCAGACCTCTTCGGTTGAATTGCGCGGGTTCTCTAATGTTATTTCGTCAATACACTTCGCAAACCAAATGTTTTCTTTTTGCTCAAACTGCCAAATAGAGCATGAATTGTAAGGTACTGAATTCTGGTCAAATGAAACGTGCAAAGGCTTTGCAGGATCGTATTGTAATTTATCAACGTGTTTCAGTCGGTTGAATGATGAATAAAATTCGCCTCCAACAGCAACAAAAGGACACGCGTAAATCAAAGCCGAGCCACGTTGTTGGGTATTATTGTCGAGAATGTTTTTTATATAAGCTCCACCTACATTATGGATATTATGATAAGTAGATGAAATTACAGCACATTTATTATCAAACTCCTTATAAAAGAATGTTTTATCAGAGTATATTTTTTCATTTATTTCATCAACATATTTGTCGAGTGAAAAAAGGTTATTAATCCATTCTACCTTTGCCGGTGACGTTGCAATAAATAACGGATTATATTGTTGTTCGGGTTTGCCTTCGCTCTTTAATTCACCATCAACTAAATAGATACCTCTTTGTCGTATCCTTGCAATGATTATCTCTTTAACATCTTCTTCGCGTGTGTCCCAGGTTTCATCCAATACAGCCCAAGCCATTTCCTTTCCACTGTGTGCTGCACTATTCTCAAGTGATCCAATGAAAATAACGCATCCGTTTATAAATGAGATAATATTATAATAACTATCAAAACTATGTGTATCACTTTTAAAATGTGGAGGCGGTTGTTTATTTACTACATATTGACCGTGAGGACAACCTATTTTATCATACTCGACAATTCCTATGCTCTTCCAATATTCTCTGATACGAAATAAAGTTGACTGCGTAAGCTGCATCGCCGTATTCGCACCAATAAAACCACGCATCAAAGGAAAGTGACGAATGAGTTGATAAGTCTTTATTCCTAACATATAAGTCTTACCTGATCCGACTCCTCCGAGAAACAAGTTCATTGCTTTCGTGCTTTTTAATATTGCACGTTGAGGGGCAGATATGACTTGTTCAACTTGCATCTGCTAAAATATATTTGCCGTCAATAAATTTCTTACCCTTATTCCATGCCGGTTTACCTTTATGTATTTCAGATAATTTTCTTTTTGTCTCCTCGCTTCTCTTTTGCCCTTTATTTGATGCTCTTATTTTCTCGGTTTGTTCTTTCGTGTGTAGCCTACTTTGACCTAAATGAGATATTCTTAATTTTTCAAGTGTTTCGGCTGATGGTTTCATTCCCTTGTGTGATTTACTAATCTTTAATTTTGTTTCTTCACTTAGTTTACGGCCTAACCTTGATTGACGCATCTTTTCTTTTACATCCTCACGATGCGGAATATATTTAACTGGTTTTGCTTGTAATAAATTATTGAAATAAGGTTTATAACAATCAAGAAAATACTGCTCCAATTTAATTAAGTCCTCTTTATCACATCCTAATAAAAGCGAGAAACGAAGATCGGTTTCTCCGTATTTATTAAAATGTCGCTGGAGTTTTTGAGCATGATGTATATTACGTTTTAACTGACTAATATGGCCCTGCCATCTACGATATACATTTGACGATGATCCTATATAACTCCTTTCGGGCTTCTTAATTGATTGTATTTGATATATGCCCGGCGATTTCATTATTTAATAATAATATCTGGTAATGTAGGAACATTTACTATAAAAGCAGTAGGAGCATCAAAACCGAGCATCTTTGAAATACTGTCAAGTGCCTTTTGCTTATCGTAAAGTTTTATTCTTACATATTCAACTGAAATTGGTTCTCTCTCATCACTTTCAGAATTATACTGATATTCTACTCTGATCTTCGTATCAATCTCTGCAATACAAGCCTTCTGATCTTCTGTAAGCGTCTCAAAGTCCTTTCGCCTTATCCATGTATTATGAAGGTTCGCAATTGAAGAAAAGGCCATTTTCATGTGTTCATTCAAAACTCTCAACCTACTAATTCCCGCTGTTTCAGCAAGATTGTCCTGCAATTGCTTAATTCGTGTCTGAATGTTAATTTTTGTTAATAGTTGCGAAGCAATAGAACGGGCCGTATTTTCTGAATAACCGGCCCGAATAGCTGCTTGGGTTGCATTTAAATCTATGCAATATTCATAACAAAATTTCTCTTGTTTGTCATTCAGTTCTATATTCTCGTCCTCAGCCATTCTTATGCTTAAAAAATTCGATAACTCGTAATCTCGCCTTTGCTTTTTTCTTACTCATCGGTTTCGATAGTCTTTTGCCCTTTTTAGAGTAAACTGTGCATTTACCTTTTTTACAACGTATCATTTTAAGTTACTAAAGTAAAATCAATATAAAATTCCTTACCAGGTACAAATTCTTTTATTGCATCTTCATTTATTGTGCCCATTTCAAGTCGTCCGTAAGGTGTCCATTTAAAAAACCTCGAATTTTCTTCACTTCCTCCAGTAACAGGGGATAATACTACTTTCCCTCCATTAGTCGTTTCAGTTCTTTCATCTACTTTAAATTTTGCACGTATCATATTTCATTGGATTTCATAAAGGCCGTCCGAGCCTATTTATTTCTTCTTGTCGAAAGTTCTTTTTTACTATTTCAATTCCTTGATTAGGAATAAATACTTCATCTGCTTCGCCTCCTGCATAAATTGTTTTTTGATAATCACAAACTGTACAAGCAAATCTTCTTCTTCTATTTTGAGTTTTCAATCTCGATATATGATTTGCTAACCGCTTAACAAACTTCATCGGTGCACCACATATATCACAATAGAATAATTCGTCCATATTGCAAATTTACACATTATTTTTATGCAATGTCAACATCGTCGTTAAAAGGATATTCAACCGTGCCCATGCTCCCTACTGGCATCATTTTATCAAGTATATCATTTATTGCCTGAAAATGCTGGTCAATTTCGTACTCGACACAAAGTTCCATAATGTCATCTTTGGTTACGGCATAACCTTCGTTGTAACGCCTCATTAGTTCAGTGAGAACATGATGAATACTTTTTATTTCATCCATTTAATAATCTGTTTAAATTTCGTTTCTGGTCAATAACGGTAAACTCTTTAAGTGCAGTTATTAAATCCAGAAGTTTTTCTTTTGATGGTTCTGGCAAGTTATTGTTTCCACTATCAGCCCCAATATTTACTTGGGTAGGATTACAATTTTTCAGAGTTATGATAAATTCATCTAAATCAAAATCCATTATCGGTTCAATAGTAATGTAGGTTTTAATAACCTTTGAAATTTCGTGCATCGCAAAACTTCGTTGACTAACGACGGGACAATTACCCATTATTTCAGGATAATATCTATTCGTTTCCATTGTAGTGCAAACAACTGACTTATCTGAAATAACACAAGTATCAATAAAATCCAAAATTCGCCACGGATTTTTACTCTGAAATAAATATTTATTATCAAACTTTTGGCAATGGTTTAGTGTTGTTTTAATCCATTCCAGCGGTATCACATCAGCAAATAAATCACAACTTGAACCGACAAAAATATAGTTTCCTGACCCTAAATCTGTTTTAAGTTCCTTGTCATCAAATCGTATAGGCTTCTGTTTGCCCCAACGCTTCATGTAACAATAAGTACAGCCATGAGGACACTCGCCCTTTACGGTATTCCATGTGTGAGTTACCCATGAATACATATTGCCATTAGAAACGTTTAACCCCATTAACTTTGATTTACGATTGTTGCGCCTTCAATGTGAATATCTTCCAAAGGGTAAATATTACTTGCCAATAGTGTCGTCGGCATAGGAAAATCAGTAACGCGGTATTCACGCCAAAACTCAAACAGTTTGCCAAGTCCTTTACCTTGCGCGTCGTGAACAATAACATAATCAGCAAAGTACCGCAGTTTTTCAATTGCAAACATTCGCTGATCCCATGTCGAAAGGTCAATCAAAGCAACTGCCCAGTCACGCCCGTAAACCTCAAAAAGATTTTCGCTGAATAAAGCAAATTCATGTCTGTCAGTTTTCAAATGCTTATAATTGTCGAGCCATGGCTGGTTATCGTCAACAGTCAAAATCTTACGATCTTTTGCAAGTTTGTGAATTTGCTCAGTTGAACTCACGCCTGCACCGAGTTCAATGATTGCGCCTTTAGTCCAACGAATTAATTCAAAAAGTATCGGCTGATGTGTTGCGTCGTCTCTCATTTTAACATCCATTAACATTTCTAAAGTTGTGCGGGTATTTTTTTAACCATTCGTCGAGTGCAGGATGGTCAAGTTCATCGCGTCTTAAAAACCTTTTTTGAGCGTACCACTCAGTACGGTGAAACATATCTTCACCCGTTTCCATGCAATGACGAATGTTTTCAGCGTTGTTTACATCAGGTGTATTCACTTGCTGTTCTGAAAAGTGACTTAGTTTATTCATTATCAAATCAACAGAGCCAAGAAAAGAATAGTGCCATCCCCCGTTTAAAATAGTTCGTTCACCTTGCCCGCGTCTGTCTCTGATCCACTGAGGCGAAGGGATAAGTTTTTTCTTATAAACCATGCAACCATCCCATTGCTGGGCAGCAATACAATTCACATAATAGTAAAATAACTTTTGTCGCATAGCAAAACACTGACACCCCGCGTTAATTCCCTCCATAATTCCTTCGGGTGAAGGTATCTCATCTTCATCAGAAATTATAATATAGTCATCAGGCGCGGCATCCCTATAACCCTCAGCCATAAGATTGCGATTATCAACTTCCATTTGCCGGTAGCCGTTGTAAGGAATACTGTCGTATTTAACGTGGATTATCTTTGGTAAGTATTTTTCAAACAAATGTTTGTTTTCTTCAAAATGCAACGGTTTCGGAGTGTTCATGTGAGTTACACCCAACTCCACCAATACAAAGCGGTCTACGACCTCATTTAAAGTCATCAGACGAAGTTCTAATAACTCTAAATTCTCGAAAAACATGAAACAGTCGTAAATCATGCGGTTAATTCGTTTCCTGTTAAGGCAAAATAAAGATTCTGTAATGTATGAACGTATAACTTTTTTTACCAGCAACAACAATTTTCATCAATAGAGACAAATGCCTTATTGACTTATATCGTTA